GTGCAAAAGATCTTGCACGGCCTATATAGCCTATAAACCTCAGCTTCCTGCTGAGTTAAAAGGTCTATTAGGCGTCCTAAGTGGTCTACTAGACACCTTAGGATTTGAGCTCAATCCTCGTATCATTTGGGAAGCTGTTCCGTTTTCCTTCGTCATCGATTGGTTCTTTGGCGTTGGAACGTTCTTACAGCGACTCAAAATTGATACTTTGGATCTTCCGATCGCCCTTGTAGATGGATGGGTCCAATACAAGGAGACTTTACATATCGAGTGGGACTGGACAAGAGCCAATGATGGTTCTTATACCAGCAACCCCAAGTCTGACAGGGCGTCCTTTGAAAGATCTTTCTTTCATAGGATTCCTATCTATCCTGACTACTCCAGTTTATCTGGACTCGGATGGAAATGTCCGACCGTTAATCAAGCTCTACTCGGTGTGAGTTTAGCTACTGTCCTTTCAAAGGGACGATCGAAGTAGGACGTTTGATCTTACTCCGATGAATTGGCGCCGCGGCATTTAACGCGGTTGCCTAAATTAAGTGAATGGGGATTTTCCCCATTACGCTAACAACCCCCTCTATTGAGGGAGGAGTATCACTATGGCTCTAGGTACCTCACTTGCTCTTTCCAAGGACGTTCCAACCGTCGCAGCAACAAATTTGGAAACTTATGCGTTGCGTGCGGCGGATTTGGGACGTTCAGAATACTCTGTTGCAGGATTAACACTCCCAATACAGAGAAAACTGACCGTTTCACACGAGCTTGGAAAGAACGGCGAAGAACGACACTTGACGCGTTTTGACATTACTGCCATTGACGCGCTACTGGTGCCGGGGACGTTGTCGATCTATAATGTGATCGTCCGTCCACCCAACTCAGCAATCACGAATCAAATCATCATCGACACCTACAACAGGCTTCAATACCTGATGGTGGCGGCGGCGAATGCGAATCTGACTGCCATTCTTAACGGCGAGGTTTAACTCGCGGTCTAAGAGGGGATTTCCATTTTTATTAGTCGCTTGGATTACAGGCGCACTAGTGGCCTGGTTTATCCTCATAGCGATTATGGAGATCCTGTTCGGGTTCTTTGTAAGGTTAGTTACCTGGTTATAACCTAGGGATGCTTCTTGGAGGTGTCCATTGTTAAATGGTAGCCTGAAAAGCCTTGGCCTTTTGTGGGCCAACCTAGCGTCCAACCAGCGCTATGAAGCGTATGTCAGCGAGGCGGATATTTCTACCTTCTGGCAGCGCTTCTCTAATGAGGGTTTAACATTCATCTGCAGTGTGCTTCCCAGGATTGGGAAGTCACTAGATCACTTCCATTCCACATCGGAATGGTTGACTCCTGAGGGATTTTCCTCTCGCGAGTCCACGTTGGGGGTGGTTCCCATCGAGTTAAAAAGCTCGATACAGGTCCCAATTTTCCTTGGCGTGGCGGTCGAATCTGCTCTGAATGGTGACTCTATAGCCGTAGATTGCGTGCGTCAGCTGACGCTCGTCTTCTATAAACTGGAGGTTGATTATGG